GCATGTCGCCTCTTAGGTGAAATGCATGTGTTGTTTACTATCAGTCTAATAGCAAGTGTCTTGAGATTTTCTCTTGATACTCTTAGCCTGAAAAGTAGTACACTTTATTCGTGCTTTTAAACGCTAGGGTTTGCGACAAAACCACCCATTTTACTTGTATAATACTTTATATTGTCCAATGTAATTGCAACCATATATTCACTATTTGTTTTATAATAAAATTTCAAAAACAATATACAATTATAGTTTCTTTCAACGATTAATTCTAGTAAAGTCTAGTACGTAACCCTCGATTCCTTTTGGAGCAGGCAAACGGAAAAGTTTTGTTAGAGTAACTCTATTTATAGCTTACAGATCTCGTGGGGCGCCATTATATTAGGCCACCTCACTCACAATTATGGACTGACGCTCTTCAGTGCGAAAGTTTAGCGCCTGCGATCAGGTTTGCGACGACTCGTACCATTGTGGAGTGTAACCTGGCAACGACTGGAGGTAAATCGTATGATACCATGAAACCTACTCATAGTCACCTGATTCTGCTCAGTAAGACACGGTAGGAGACCGTTTTCTAGGAACAATACCAAGAGAAACGCGCCCGTCTAACCTCTGACGCACATCGACAGTGATCCGAACATCGTACACTAGGTGTGATAAAGACGTGCAATTCGGGATAAATCGTCTCTAGTTGCGTTCGTATTCTTTACGGTTATGCCGAGGGCTCGGGCTTAAACGATCCCCTTTTCAACGTATCATTCAAATGGCGGTTTCTTCAAATTCAGTGCTGACAGGGGCTAGCTGCACTATAATTGCCTCATCTTTTGAGACTTACTCCGTTGCTAACGGACTTTTCGGTATTGATTTCAATACCGATATACCGGTCATTGTGGCTGGTACTCAACTTGGTTTGCTACCAAACGAGATGATTGAACGTGTGCTCGAACACTATGAGTACGACGATCAAAAGCATCGCACCGATATGGACCCTGGAGTGCATTTGGTAGACAATAAACTCTACCACACCGTGCACTGTCAAGCCAGAGATCTCAAAACAGCAGATCACTTCGATGTTGTTGCTATGCATGCCATGCAAGAAGCTATGGCCAATGGCGAAGATTATCGCCTGATTGTACCACCAATGAATCGTAGTCATCAACCTGACGAAGAGGATTGTTACTACGATGATGATGACATGCCTATCCATGTCAATGAATACGCATTGCGTTTTGGAAACGCTACTACCTGCGTTTTCCAAACTATCGTCAAAACGGTAGTTAATGAATATGTTGATAGCGAGCCTCGCAAGGCACCCGCTGCCATCGTGTTCCAAAACGCTGATGGATCTGCGTTGTCGAAGAACGACTACGACGCAATTCATAAGCTTGTTTTCGGTGATCCTATCGCCAAGAAGTTTATACTTTGTGGTGGTCGGACTAACTATTACAAGTTGGTCGCATATTATGCAGCGCAGCTGCATAAGCTGAAAAACAGCAACCTGTCTGTTTTCCTTGATCGGATGCTCGAACAACATCCTGATTTTCCTATCGAAGCTGTTAACATTTTACGCTTTGCTATAGGATGCGTTGAACAGCAAACTGTTCCTGAAGGAGCAATGCTGTCTAACTTGGCTGCCATTCCAGGGGCCCTTTTGAATATAGGGAACCTTGCGGGCGTGCTTCCTGAAATACTCGGGAAGCTTGGAACAAGCTTGTCGACGTTTGCTCATCTTTTGGCTGGCATTTTGGCTATGTGCATATCCTTTGCACTAGTACATGCTGGAAAAATTGTAGGGACTGTCGCTACTGCTCTCGTTTTCGGGGGCATAGCGTTTTTCCTCAAAGAGTCAATTCAATTGGCTCAAGATGCGAACGTCAACATTGTCAAAGCTGGGACTGCTATCATCGTCTCAACTGCAATGAATGTAGCCGACAAACTTGTCGAGCTATTTACCGACGCTATGGACCTCTTTGACAAAATGCGAGAAGGCAAGAAAGAACCAACTGTTGTCTTCACTGCTGGAGGCTTAGCCGAAGGAATACCGGAAGACGAGAACGAAATCGAACGTCAACTCAACATTGAGATGTCGAGCGTCCCTGACGATGTAGTTAGCAGCCCGAGCAAATTGGGCCGCTTCATCGCTGAGAAACGCGCTACCATCAGACAGCGTGTTGCTCGTGCTCGACACAACAAGGTCTTTACGACTGTTGAAGACGATGCAAAACACAAAATGGACCCCCAGTCCTTCTCCCTGGCTGATTTCCTCAAGAAGCTAGGTGATGTTTTGTCCGTTGATCTTTACACATCTTATAAGGTCATTCACGGTGCTTCTTTGCTCCTTCGTGGAAGCAAAGAAATCATGGCTTTTGTTTTCGGTATCTTTCCTGCTTGTGTTCAAGCATTCTTGGTAAAGAAATGCCCTAATCTTGTCGACCAAATTTATTACGTCGGCACTGGATGGGCAAACCAAGTTGCTGCTATGGATGCGGCATGGGAGAAAATCGAGAAGAATCCCACGGTCGAAGCTAACTATCACGACGCTTATCGTGTTGGGAAAATTGCTCTGGCGAAAGCTAAGGCAATCTACCTTCCATGGGCTGCTCGAGCTCAATCTTATGCTCAGGACTTTTGCAAGAAAGTTACTGATGCAGCACTCATCAACAAGTACATCGTTGGTGGCGTGCGACCTGTTTTCTTCTGGTTTGCTGGAGACACGCGCATGGGTAAAACCGAGTGCGTTGCTTCGCTTTCTCGCTATTTGGCAACGTCATATAGCGGCCGAGAAAATGCCGACGATCTCATCTTCATCCGTCCTGCTGGACAATACCCTGAGGGTATGACTCAGGACAAAAAGATCGTCGTCATTAAAGACGCGATTGGTTCGACCGATTCAGCCAACTTGGCTATGGTCGAAGACATGCTCTCTATCCCTGATGGAGGCTGGCAACCGAATATGGCGTTTGGCGACAAAGGAACGAGTTATGATGTGTATGCGCTGGTCGCTGCATCTAACTACTTCCATTGCCCGGATGTCAATGGCTTCGTCAACAAAGCTGCGCTCAACTCTCGCAGAACTTTGGTCATTGTACCAAAGAGGCGAATCGGTTACACCTATGAGGGCAACCGCTATGGCCCTGTAACTGAGGCCATGTCGGTCAACGACTTTTTGGCTCTCATCCGCGCCGCACCGCCTGAAGATCGCGAGAACCGCGAGTTTTTCGAATACCATTTCTGTGACCCTATCTATAAGGCACAGAATACGACGGCAAACTTTTGTCCACCAAAGGTGCTGGAACTTCTCAACAACAACACCGATAACTACATTGTGCGCATGATGCGCGATGTTTGCGACCGCTTTGCGCTTACTCTCATCGGACAACCAGTCACCGCTAACGATGTGGTTAACCACGCTTTCAGCTGGTCTGAAATCGTCAAGATTTGCATTGTTCTTGCGCGGGTCTCTCTGAGCAGTCCTGTTCCAAATCGACCACAAAATGATTTGTTCAGGTTTGCTCTTGATTCGAATCCTACTCCAAAGGCCGAAATGCCTGTCGTTAACTACGAAGGCGAGATAAATCTACCAGTCACAGCTTTTCGCTTTTTCATGGGATTTATTGGCGGCTACCTCATTGGAATGGGTCTGGTTAAATTGTACCAACATGTCACTGGCAAAGAACTCGATCCCGAATATGGGACGAGAAAACGCGAGCTTGCTACTCGAAAAGCAGGTCGCGTCATGACGCCAGAGATGGGTCAAGCCGAAGCCCACTTGTGGGACAAGCTTGATTCCCAAATGATCAGCATCATTTCGGGCGAAGAAGAACGTCAAATCTACGGTCTTCTTGTCGACGAGTCGACGATACTCACGAACTACCATCTCTTCCTTCACAGTGGGGAAGAATCTGAGTTTTCGTTTGACATCGAACGCAACGGAACCACCTTACACTACAGGGACCGTTTCACCATGAAACGTGCACACATCGTTAAGAACAGCGATGGTTCAAACTCCGATTTGTGCCTATACTCTCTCGACTATCGAGTCGTGGGAACGAAGAACATTCGTGGGTTATTCGCCACGACTGTTGGGCACGCTATCGGAACACCTGTAGTCCGCTACAACGGCAAAACCATTGAGCATTCAGCTATTGGCGGAGTGACCAAGACTGGTTACTTCGGCCCTGCGAACCTGAGCTCCATCTCGATGCGAAACGTTTACAACTACAACACCAATTCAACTGTTGGTGATTGTGGTTCTGTGATTCTCATTGAGATCAATGGAACTTGGATGATCGCCGGCATTCATGCCGCGCGCGTTCGCAACAGCGCAGTACCCGGAATTTTTGTTCCGATCTGCCGCTCGATGCTTGCCAAGGCCAAAGAACCTTTTGGACAGGTGCAAAATCTGCCTGACAATCTGGTTCTTACAGCTGAAATGGGTGATCCAAATGCCATACCCCAAGGAAACTTCCTTTTGCATGGACAAGTCAAAGTTCCTTATGGAACCGCTCCGGGGACACAGCTGAAAGCCACACCTTTCTTGAATGCTGTGCCCGAATATCCGTGCCGTGTTGGAATATCCGACAAAGGTAGGGCACCAACTCTCAAGATCGAGAGCAAATATGGTGAACCCAAAGGACGATTCAAACATGTTGACGTCGATTTTGGCATACGACTTGCCAAACGATATCTGACCGAAGGTCCCACGAAACGAAAACGTGGGCGAATGGACATGCAAGATGTCCTTGCCGTTGACCTCAATACGTCAACTGGCTTCGGTTGGAAAAACATGCGTCGAACTGATTTGATATCAGTTAATGGCGACGTGCGCAAGATGAACACAGCCCTTCAGGCTGCGTACGACGATCTTGAAGCACGATACGACGCTGGAGACTTTGTTCCAGCTGTCTTTCTACCGTGTCCCAAGGACGAGATCCTTGGTAAGGCCAAAATCGCGGCCGGCAAAGTTCGTACCTTCCAGGTCGACAGCCTCGAGCACTTTCTGCTCGGTCGTCGTCTGATTGGCGAATTTTGCGAACACATCACTGACATCCACCTTCGATCTCCGATCAAGGTGGGTCTCAATGTTCATTCCCGCGATTTCCATGACGTCTTTCAGCCGTTGGTTGACCACATTACCGACGGAGATGTCATTGATATCGACTTTTCCGGTTATGACCGGTCTCTCATGCCCTACCTCGCCGCCGCTGCGTGCGAGGTCATTGATGCCTTTTATGGCGACAAAGACCCTGCTCGAACGCAATGGGTCATGTCAAATTTCTCTGCCGTCGAAATACTCGGCAAGAATGTTTGGCAACGTTTCCAAGGTGTCGGTTCTGGCATGTTTGGAACCTCTGTCATCAATTCGGTCATCGCAATTATCTTGGTAGGCTCAGCCTTCAAGAACTGCTTTCCTCAGGCTACAATTGAGGACTTCATCAAGAACATCATCTTGTATATCTACGGTGATGACAATTTGGTTGGACCCAGCGCCGCTGCAAAGCGCGGTGGTTTTGACTTCTTCTTTCTTGAGAAGTATTTCGGCAAAGTTGGCATGACCATCACGCCAGCCGAAAAGGATTCCGTTCCCCAGCCTTATGTCAAGAGGACTGCCACTCAGTTCCTCAAGAAACGAATTCTCTATTCTGAAGAATTCAAAGGCTACGTTCCATTCATCCCAGCTCATTACGTCTGGGACCACCTC